GTAAAATACTTAATTAATCTATAAAACTATAGGAAGGAGGAGATGCTTAGTATGGGCAAACCACTAAGTATTTATCATGTGGAAATTGTTCCACAGCAAACATCCCAGATTAGTATTGTAAATGTGTGTTTTATGGAATACTTTGTATTTCCTAACACATTACGCAATGCACTAATCCATTTATTAATTATTCATGAAAGGAGGACACAGTTTCATGACTACACAGGCTATTGAATATCTCAAATTACGAGAAACTGAACGCTCTAATAAAGCGCGAGAGAAAGAAACACATCGTGCCAATTTAGCGCAGGAAAACATCAGCACCGCAAATTTGGCCGAAACCACGCGCAGTAACAAAGCTAAAGAATCCATTAGTCTTGATACTCTAGCAGAAACTAAGCGTTCTAATCAAGCCAAGGAAGCTATTGAAACATCTAAGTTTGCCGAAACCATTCGTAGCAATTTAGCTAAGGAATTCGAAACACAACGTAGTAATCTTGCGAAAGAGCAGGAAACTAAGCGTAGTAATATAGCTAAAGAGCAGGAAACGTATCGATCCAATGTCGCCAGAGAACGTGAAACATATCGTTCTAACGTTGCACAAGAAAGCAACACGCGGTATAAAACCAATCTAGATAATATTGGTTATATTTCCCAAGCCGCAGCTTTAGATGATATGGGTTACAATCCTGCAAAGTCATCTTTACTTATGTTATATGACGCAGCTCGTGGTTTAGTACCGAAATTGTCGGTTAGTTTCAAATAGTAAATTTAAAGTTAAGGAGAATATTACAAATGAACAAGAAAACAGGAAGAAATCAAATACCTAAAAGCAATAAAGCTAAGGCATCAACAACTGGTAGAAAAGGTCGAGGAATGCGTGATCAGCATTCTCAGCGCAGTGATAACCGTAACGTTAATAGTAGCGGTAATTATAACGGTGACATTGATGCTCCTGCTACCAACAATCCTGATTGGTGGAATAAGTCAGCTACTTTTGCTGACTCTGTAAGAATTCCATTTAATAGAATTACAGGATATCCAATATCAAAGAATGATCTATTACCAAGGAGTATATTCCAGGATACTACTATTGTAGCAGATGAGTCTTATCCGGAAGCTATTGCTATACCAAATTTAATGTGTATACATTATATTCCTTTTACAGGCGCATGTAGCAATTGGAATGATCCAATTAATAGATCTTATATGTCAGTTTACTCAGCTCTCGCTGCCAAGACAAGCGGGGCAATGCAGATTAATCAACCTGATCTAGCTATGACTACCGAAGCTGCTAACTCTGTTATTGTATTAATATATGAGTTAAAGCGTGCTTTAGGTATCGCAAATCTGTATTCCCAGCAGAATAAAACATTACCATATCACGTATTACAGGCGTTACACATTGATCCTGATAGTATTATTGGCCATCAGGACGAAATTCGTCGTGAATTAAATTACTATATTGGAGCTTTAAATTCATTGGCTCTACCTGCTTATACTGATATCCATGCTAGAAGGGCTCAACTTGCAGGTAATGTATACGCCGATGAAGATGACGTGCGCGCTGCCTTCTATGCATATGTTACCGCCGGATACTATGAATACGTTGATACAGCTGACGATATTTCTGACGTTGAACATTTAAAGTTTGTGTATATGGCTGCATCCACACCTAGAACAGCGGACTCTTATTTAACAGCAATTGGTGACTGCATTAACGCAATCCGTAATTCTTCAGCTTTTGGATTGATTTCCGCTGCTGTACAAAGAGGTTTTGGAGATCGCAACCTTCTCACAGTGGAAATGGTACCTGTAGACTTTGTTGTCATTCCAGCAGTAGATAGATATATGACCTATCAAACACAGAATGCAGATTTCATTGGACACTACAATGATTTAGATTCCAAATCATTGCATATTGTTCAGAATCCAGTTCGAAATGCTTTGGAAGTTATTCCAACCATTAAATCAAACTCTTCACATTACCCTGAAAATTGGGCGTGTATTGTGAATGATAATAAGTGGCTCAATTCATATGATGGAATAACTGATGCCGATTTCGTAATTGAGGCCACAAGGCTTAAGGTTGCTACTACTGCAATTGAGGATCCTGGTTTTGAATATGGAATGGATATTCCATTAGACGTTACAGGCACTGAAATCTGTTTAAATTTCCACATTTGGAAGGTGGAAATTGTTAATGGTAAAGAAACTTTAACTGCGACAATTCACAAATCATGGAATTATGTGGCAAATGCAGATCCTGTTGCTATGGCTACGCAAGTTAAGTTTATGTGTAATTTGAGCAAATTTAAGAACCATCCATTGATTAACTTCATTTTAAAGACAGATGATGTAGTTAAGACTGGTGTTATTACACCAATTCCATTTGGTGATTTATATAGATATACCATCATGTCTGGTTCAGCTCTTCAGGGAATCCATGAAACAGCACTTCAGTCTATTTACACTTTAGTACCTAGTTTAGACATTGTGGGTGAGAAGTAATATTCTACTAACTAAAGTGTCCAGTAAGCTATAACACTTCTGGGATGGGTCTTTATGGCTCATCA